GGGGTGCCGTAGAAAAAGCGTTTAAGGTTGTAGCAAAATATCCCGATCAGGTCCGAACAGTTGGGCCATTAGTTTTTCATGCAAAAGGTACAGTGACTCTTCTTCGACTGCCGAGTGGACGTGAACTACGATACCCATATTGTAATGTTCGACGTACTGATAATTCCATTCGGTGGAAATATGGTCACCTATGGGGTGGAAGTATCACCGAGAATATTGTACAGTCAATGTGCAGAGATCTCTTAGGGTTCTGGATATTAGAATGCGAAAAAGTTGGACTACCAATTATCCAACATGTCCACGATGATATGACTACCATGGTCCCGAAAGAAAAACAAGAGGAGAGTCAGACACTCCTCGAAAAAATTATGTTAACAAAACCTGCATGGGCAGAAGGGTTCCCACTTGCGGTTGAATCACATATATCAGAAAGATATGAGAAATGACCAGCTATTGCTTGAAAAAACGGTTGGGACATATATTCCACTCGATAGGGCTAACTTTGTTTATGAGTGCGAATAGAAGTTCCTACTATTATCATGGGCTCATTGTAGACGAATTGTCTATGGGTCGAGCAACTAGGCTCCTTATGGATTACTGGAAAGATCTGCCGGAACCCCTCAGAAAAAAGATCCAAAGAAAATTGAGACAGTTCGCCGTGAAAGCGGCAAAAATTGAATATAATAAGAGGCAAGAGAGAAACAAATGAAAAAGAAAAAACAAACTAGGGCAGAAAAATCCCATGGTGTTTTTCTAGTCTATAAAGCTTTAAAGGAAAGTGGGGGATTCGATAAAGTCCCTACATGCAAAGACGGCAGTCTTAATATTGGGCGTAAAGACGGGGGTTTACCGACTAAACCGGTGGTGCCATGTGAAGATCTATCAGAAGCCGATGTATTAAAGGAATGTATCTCATGGTTGATACGACATCGGGTTGGGGCCAAACGGATGAACGTGGGTGCCGGAGATCTTGGTGGTGGTAACTATCGTCAGTATGGTATCAAAGGTGCGGCGGATATTACCTGTATATATGAGGGGTTACGTATTGAGGTAGAGTGTAAGAAAGGTAAGGGTGGAGTATTAAGCCTGAACCAACAAAAATTCCGCGATTGGGTTCAGAGATTTAATGGCATTTATATCGTAGCACATGGAACACCAGAATTGGAGCATTATAATGAGTTGTACGGTTATTTTAAATAAAATCTGCGGGAAATGTGGGGAAGGAAAACCTTTCGACCAGTTTTATAAAAACCCAACACGTAAAGATGGGTTGCGGCCATGGTGTAAACGGTGTTGCAATAAAGATAATCAGGAAAGAGAGCCGCGGTATAAAAAATATAGGGGCCAATACCGTCAGTCAGAAAGAGGTGGGGAAAGTCAAAGAAAGAGATCTAAAAAATACCGCGGTACAGTCCGGGGCCATTTGAGACAAGTGTACAGTGATATAAAATGTAGATGTGATAATCCAAGTTGTGGGTCTTATGTAAATTACGGTGGCCGCGGGATACAAAATAGATTCGGGTCATCTGATGAGTTTGTGGACTATGTAGTTAACGAGTTACAGATCGATCCCCAAGGATTACAAATTGATCGGATCAATAATGATGGACATTATGAAAAAGGCAATATCCGTTTCGTGACAGCGAAAAAGAACCTTAATAATAGAAGAAATACGAAACATTAATTTTACAGGGGTAGCATGTTATTTAAAGGTAAAAACCTAGATTATGAAATTGAGTTCGAGGCTAGTGTTGATCTAAGTTTTTGGGCCCTGCCAGTCTCGATATGCCTCACCAGTATCCCCGGGATTACTTGCTTGAGCGGCGGATGGGCCTTAATTTTACGGGTCTTATGTTTTCAATTTTCACTTGAGTTATGGAAATGGAACCATGAGACAGTTGATGTCGAAACTTCAATCGAAGGGATATTTGGTGAAATCGAATAAAAGACCCGTCCATGTATCAGCGACTTTCATAAAAGCCAAGAATAAATGCGATTATTTATGCTACCTAAAATACCTCCTCGGGTTACGGACTATTCACGACACCGACCCACAACGGTACGGGAACCGCTGGCATACTTGTCAAGAGATCCTCGGTCGTTCACCCGGTGTTTGTACTACCTGTGCTCAGAAGGCCGCGAATGACCCGGAGTGTCCATTCTGTGGGGGGGCAGGATTTATTCCGGAAGACAGGATGGAATTAGTAGTGGATTATTTAAATAAGTATTATGCTATAGTCCCTCCTAATAAAGACGAAGTTGAATGGTTAGTCGAACGTGCGAAATTAATGTACGGCATGGCGGGGTACCAATGGTACTACAGTGAGAGCGAATACGAGACTCTTGCCACTGAGTTAGAGTTTAAGTTACCTGTTGTAAATCCACGTACTGGACGAACACTGCCCAACTGTAAGTTAGTCGGGAAGATCGACAAGCTCGTGCGAAACCAAAATGGTGTCGTGATGATAATGGAACATAAGACAACCTCTAGCTCTTTAGATTCTGACTCATCTTTTTGGGGTAATCTTCGTCTGAATACACAGATTAGCATGTATGTTTACGCCGCTCAACAAATGCAACTTGAGGGGGATTTAATCCCGTACGGAATCCAGCCGACTGATCCATTTATCCAAGAGTGTGTGTTCGATGGATTACGGAAACCGGGTATCGCTCCGAAGAAATTAAGTCAAGGGGATTCGAAAGAGTTCGTGGAGACCGGGGAGTATCATGGTAAGAAATTTGAAGTGGACTATACATCTTGTGGATATACAATTGACGGTGAATTGGCCGAATGCGAACACGGCAAAAAAGAAGGAACCTATACTATCCGTGAGACTCCCGAAATGTACGGGATGCGATTGTTGACCGATATGAGTGAACGTCCTGAGTTCTATTTCGGGCGTCGTGAGGCTTCCCGTACCACACAAGAGATTGAAGATTTTCAGAAGAAAATTTATAATATATATCAGAGCTATAAGTTTATGTGCCGAACAGAAACATGGTCGAAGGACGAAGATCAGTGCGAGGCTACTTATGTATGTGAGTACGCTGGACTATGCTACAATAATGTTGATCCAGCTGTCGGGGATATACCGGGGTTTAAAAGAATATTTGAAAGGGATAAAGATGTTAACAAAAGCACTACCTCCAGCGAGTAGGAATAGAAAAGCCGGGTCAGCCCCGAAAGAGGCACCGGCCCCTATGAAGTCTTATTCCGCAGTACCATGGAAAGATGAGGGTGAGGGTGAGAGGATTCTTATATACGCCGAGTCCGGTATGGGGAAGACAACCTTGGCGGCGTTAGCTCCGAAACCAGTGTTCATGGGTATCGATGATGGTGGTCGAAAAATTAAAGACCCTCGGACTGGGAAAGACCTAATGAAGCTCCCGAATATCGATACATATTCTGATGTTCGAAACGCTCTGCAACAGCCCGCTATATTTGAAGATTATGATACTGTAGTGATTGATACTCTCACACTCATAGAGGATCTGGCCGAACCGTTCATGTTCAGAACAATTAAACATGAAAAGGGTGGTACTGTTACGCATCTTGAGGGATACGGGTTCGGTAAAGGCTACAAACATTTACATGATGTAATGCTCCCCATCGCCGCAGATTGTGACCGTCTTATCAAGGCGGGTAAAAATGTCATATTAATTTGCCAGCGTATGAATGCTACACGGGCGAATCCCGGTGGTGAAGACTTTCTTGAGGCCGGTCCAAAACTCTCTCATCCTAAGTCAGAAAAAACTTCGGTGCGTAGATACTTTTGTGAGTGGGCGGATCATGTGTTCTTAATAGATCACTTTGGTGTGGCCGTTGATAAAGCGGGCAAAGCAACGGGTGGACAGGCCCGGGCTATATTCGTCCAAGATGAGATTCACTATGTAGCGAAGACCCGTAGTACAGAAAAGTTCGAGGGGAATCGGGCGATAAGTTTTGAAAGTAAAACGGATGATACCCTTTGGAAATTTCTTTTCGAGGATTCAGAGTGAAACTTTGCCCAAAATGTGAAGAAGTAAAATCCTCTAATGAGTTCTATAAGAATTTAATAAATTAATCGAATTAGAAAATTTGAAAGGGAAAAATATGTTGATTGATCGAGTAGGAACGTATCTAGGATATGCCTCAAGTCATGGGGTAGATACGAGTAGTGGGGGGTTCCCACAACTCATCCTCCAATGTGATGCGACGCATTACTATGATGTGGACGTGGAAGATTATGTAGAAATTGAGCCCCAAGAGCTACGAGCATTCCTCGTACTCTATGGCAAAGACCAGAAGCCTCTACGTAATTGTGAACAAGCCAAGAAAGTCTTCGAGTGGGATGGGCTTTCATTCCAAGCTCTTGCAGAAATGGATCTTTCGGAGACCCGTTTCTTGTTCAGGGTAGAAGAGAACCATTATGACGGTAACACTACTTTGCAGGTAAGTTGGATCGATGTAGAGACAGCGAGTCCAACCCGACAGATCTCTTCGTTAGATACGAAGGGGTTACAGGATCTTGATGCGAAGTTCGGGTTGGCAAAAGTCGCTAAGAAAACTGACACAAAAAAACCAACCAGCAAACCGATACCACCGAAGACTTCGACAAAGAAGACTTCGAAGCCAAAAACACCGAAGGCACCGGCACCCAAGGAAGAGAAAGAAGAGAAGACTGGTAGTACGACTCGCGAAGATGCATGGAAATATGTCTCTGAGCAGATCCCGGTAGCGGCGTTATCTGAAGACGACCGAGCCGTTGCATGGTCACGGGCTATCGAGAAGATTCATAGTGGTCCAGATGATGATACTCTCACTGGTGAAGAGTGGTTCCAAGTTCAAGAGCTTATCGTTTCGGAAACTATTCCATTTTAAGGGAGGTAAATATGTCAAAACCACAATCTGCGTCAGAGATATTAAAGAAAGTCACTAAAAAAATAGGGATTCAGAAACAGCGAATAGAGACGTATAGTGCTGGCACTCTTCGAGAACGACAGGCTTCTATTTTTACTCTTAAAGTAGAGGCTCCGATATTGAATTCTGAATGGGATAACTATGCCGGGACAGAAGAGGGTTTACTTAAACTTTTACGTCTTAGGTTTCGGAGCGACCTAGAAGCTATTTTTGATAATGAGCCGGGGTAAGCCATGACTTTTTGTGGAACAATTTGAGAAATATATTAAAAACATGAAAGGGA